TAATCGGCTTAATAATATCTTAAAGGAGAGAGAATTATGATTAGTTATTTAGAAAATGAAGAAAAATTTGATGAACTTGTAGGCAAAGGTGTTGTTCTTGTTGATTTTTATGCTGACTGGTGTGGCCCATGCCGCATGCTCGGTCCAGTGATTGAGGAAGTAAGCAAGGAAGTTCCTGAACTCACAGTTTTGAAAGTAAACGTTGATGATATGAACCGCTTAGCCGGACGCTACAGTATTCGCTCAATCCCAACCGTTATGCTCTTCAAGGATGGTAAACCTGTTGCAACTCGTGTTGGTTTTGTTCCAAAACCGGCCTTACTAGCCTTCGTCAAACAATAAGAAAAACGCACCGCAAGGTGCTTTTCTTTTATCTCTTACGAATATTATAAATCAATAATAAATGTTCTCTCTTAATGTTGATTGTAAAAATTTGATAAGAAGTTAACTTGATTCTGATTTTATTTATTTTTTTTGTATATTTAATATTTGCATTAAAAAATCCCCCAAGTGACTTTTTAAGTACATGTTTTCATATACTTATGTCTAACTTTTGAGGGACGTTTCAAAATAAATGGAGCCATTATTTACTTAAAGGGTAAGCATTTTTGGGGTTCAAAATAATAGAAAGGGTTAATTTTTCCCTTTTTGGGTAAACGGGGGAAACGGTGCGTAACGGTGGGTATTTCACAGACAGTTTGGGAACTTTCATAAAAGGGTTAATTTTTCCCTTTTTGGGTAAATGGGGGAAACTATGAGTAATTGTGTCCCATTTTTTTAGTTATTTAAGTTCAATTCCCAACATTTAACGCATTTAAGTCATTAAAATGTTTTGTTATTATTTAGACCGTTTTTTGCTGTTGTTTTACCGTTATTTGAGATAAAAGTCACCAAGCATTATACTCGGTGACTTTCGCCTTATAGTAGCGAACCACTGTACTCTTCCTTTTAACGTGCCCAAGGTACCCAACACGCAGTCTTCCCTTACGGAAGTAGATCGCCCAGTGAGGTGGTCGAAGGTATTCATGATTACCTATTTATAGATACAACAGAATTTTCTTTTTTATTCCTCGGATTTTCCAATATGTATTCTCGATTCAAATATCCGTAGTTTTTCCTTTGTAATATATAGGTCCCTAATGACATTTATATTAAATTGAATAAAGGTGAAAGTAGCAGCATAAAGGATTACTCCAATAATAACTACCGGTATTCTCCAACCTTCAGATACGTAACCCATACTCATCACGATTGCCAAGACAGTTGCAATAGCCCATAATATTAGGAAAAAGATGAAAAACTTAATCCAAAACCGATAGTTCATTTTTCTCGAGTCACCTATAATCTTGCTATATTCTTTTGTCTTGCCATTCTTAGGGTTAACAGAAAATATGCATCCACATTCAAAACAAACTTTCGTTTTAAGCTCGGTTTCATTAAGTCTTTTTTTACACCTTGGACAATTTGATACACTTACATTATTATTCATTTTTGTAGCCCTCTATAAATAAAATCATATCATGCACCATAATAATTGATGTAAAAAACTATTACTATTATTGATTTTTTAGTGTATTAATTGTTGCTTCAATTTGCGAAGTAATAAACGTATTAACATCACCATAAGTTTGCTTAATGAAATTAGCGGTTTCGTCGGTGAGTTGGCGTTTGACTTCGGTAGTCGCTAGGTCGAGCGCTTTTGCTTGAGCTTCTTTATTAAAGGTGTTGTTTTTCTTGAGTGATTCAACATAAGTTTGAAAGACACTTCGCACTGCTCTTTCAATAATGGACGTTAGACCTGTCATAATGGTTCTCGTCTTTTCGTCCTTTATCTTTTGGTTAAGAAACTGGATTAGTCTAGTTCCTCCTAATGTGATAAGTGGTAGGACGACGGTAGTCACGACAATACTAATAATTGAGACGATTATATCATTCACTTTTCTTTCCTCCTGTTCGTTTTGTAAGATGTTCGTCAATGCGTTTATGGGCGGATGAGGTACTTTCTTCAACCCGGGTGAGTCTGGTATTAAAGTTATCGAACTTTTGTTCCGAGTTATCAAGCCGTTTTTCAATCCGTTCAATACTTGATTTGATATAACCAAGGTCACTTATGACGGTGCCTGATTCTCGGCCGATTTCTTTCGTGTCGGAGTGGGTGTTACGTTTAAAGGCAAGATAACCAAAGAGAATTGAACTAATGGTTCCTAAAACGGAAATGATCGTCAGGGTTACTTCAGTTGCACTCATTTTTTTGCACTCCTTTCAAATAATTTGAGATCGCCTTTAACTCCGTGAGGATTTCAACGTTATTAGTTTGGTAGTTATCTTTCAGTACCATCATCTTTTCAAGCGTATCTTCACTAACGCCTAGCGTGAAGCTTTCGGTTTCGAGGTAGCGTTTGACCTGTTCTTCAATCCGGTAGAGATGATACATATTCTTGCGGAGGGTATTCGTCTTTAGAAGTGTTCCGTAATAAGTAATAACCGCACCAAGGTAATCCTTCATAAATTCACCAAAGGGTCGATTTCTTATTTGGTTATAGGTTTCAACGAACGATTCGTCGAGCACAATGGGTGGCACATCAGCGAGGATGTCATCGTTAAAGATTAAAAGATACGGGGTAATCGTTTTATCAAAATTCATTTTGTCGATAAACTGTTCTTTCCCGAAAATAAAATATTCGACTCCTTTACTAGGAACGGCGAGATGATCATAGCCGTCAAAGTTATCAAGAACGACAATCACATCTTTATCGGAGTTCTCGTTCGTTGTTTGGTAAGCGGTTGATCCGCCGTAATAAGCGAGTAAGATTTTCTTCTTATTAAATTCTTGTAACATTATCTAAATACCTCCACTGCTGTTACTTCATGCTCGACGTGACTCGAATAGAGCACCATTAAGTCGTTTTTATATTCAATTGTGAGAAAGTGATTCGTACCGTAATAGTTGTAGCTAAGGGTTTGGACTGATGAATCTTCAAGATGATGACCCGAGAACGTAAAGACTGCCTTTCGGCCCAAGCGCACATGCAGCAGACACCGGGTGATATCATCGGTGAAGTTAGCAATGTTATACGTCTTAATCGCTGCTTCGGGGTCAAGCGGTTGGAGCAAGGCATTGTTATAGTTACTTTCCACCCACGAATAAATTGCTGCGTACTTTGACGAGACTAATTCGTCGAGTGGTTTTATCATTGGTCGATTATTCGTGAACGCCACGTCTAGGGTTAAACTCGTCGCTGTCTTTGCGTATTTTGCAATTGGAAACTGATATCTTCCCACCGTGGTGGAAAGATTATTTTGAATGAGGGTTGGCCAACCTGAAGCAACTTCCACTTTGGAAAGTAAAAGTTCATTTTGAGCGAGGTTTAAATCGACAATGACGTAGCCGTTTCTTGTCCCGTCTAGGGTCACTGCGACTTGGGTGTTCGCTTCCATATAGATTCGTCGTCCGTAGATTTGTAGATACCCCGCCCCAAAGGTAATCGTGTTATTACCAGCGGAGACCGAGACGCTACTACCTAAGCCTTTAATAATACCGGCTGGTAATAGGTTAAAAAGATGATAGTTAATATCGGCGTCGTCTTTACTCGAGACGGTTGCCCCGTCAAAGGTGATTTTTCGTAATGCCATTTATTTGCCCTCCAAGATTAGTTTTAGTTTTTCGGTTAGTTTGCTGCGTTCTTCCCCAAGTGTTACCAGGTAATCATCAAGCGTAGCGTTCATTTCAATTTTCGTGAGGATTGTCGCAATGTTTTTATTCTTATGGATGAAGTAAACGCGGTCGCCAAGTTCTATATTTCTAAGGGGAACAAAGACGTTATTATCTTTATGAATCGAGAAGGTAATGCTATGCATATAGTCTTCTTTTAAAAGTTCGTCACTTGCCATGCCTAGAAGCGTCTGCACATCACTATCGACGGGTTGAAACGAGATTTCAATATTCGAGATATACATTGCCCCGGTTTCGGCCTTTAGTGAAATAACAATGTCGCCGTCCGTTTCATTAATCCGCCCGGTCGAATAGACTTTATTGACACTTGAATTGATTTTTTTATACTCACCAACTGTATTGCCGACACTGATCTTATATTCACTCGTCGCACTAACAGCGGCGAGGGTTAGTTTTACCTCGGTCACTTTAGCGCTACTATCAAGGTTATTAATCGGCATGGTTAACACGAACGGGGTTTGTTGGGGATTCGGCCCCGAACCAATTTGCACTCCCCGCGCGGTCGTGGTGCTATCAAAGCCAATATAAGTCGCACTGCTTTGATGCCACGACACGTTACTTAACATCACATTCCCGGCATTCGTCTTTAATTGACCAGACGAGAACTTATGATTATAGACGCTCCCGGTGAGGTCACTATCTTTATAAATTAGTTTCTTCTCGACGACATCTTCAATCCGCAGCATTGACTCGCCGTCGGTGGTGACACTTCCTTCATCAAGAAGATAAAACGTTTCGGTTGTCGTGTTTACCGTATTTTTAACGCTCGGTAAAAACGTAATTTTATTAATTGGCGTTTTATTATTTTCACTAACAGTTAACCCCCGTATCATCGGGAAGGTGGATGAGAGCACCGTTTCGCTTTGCGCGTCACGTGCTTCAATTTTTAAGTGTGTGATGTCGCCACTTACAATCCCGAGCCGTGCAACAAGGCGGACTTTATGTTCTTTATAAATGCTCGTATACAGGTCGCTAAACTTCGTGATTTTATCTTCTTGATCTTTGATGCGCCCGACGGTAATAGCAGCGTTAGAAAGCGTTAAAAAGGGCCGATTTTGCAGTGAATCATTATTCGTTAAGTATTCTTCGGCAATATAGTTAAGGAGCGCTTCGCCAATGTTTCCGCTATAGCCCCGGACTCTAATTTCAAAGTCAAGCGCAGAGATGTAATCAGTCGCCGTTATCTTTAATTGGCCCGTTTCGGTAAGCTCAATTAAAGTAATGACCCCGACAAAGAAAAAGGAGCGATCATGTAAGATAGCAATATCGCCGACCATTGCGTTGGTCTTGGTAGCGTTTGTCACAAAGTAACTACTTTGTTTGACCACAATATCAAGGGTGATTTGATAGTCACTTGTAATATCTAACGTGTCTTTGAGGGTTAAATTTAGTTTATTAAAGATTAAAAGTTTCATTTAGTTTGCCTCGTATTCTTCATAGATGAGAAGGTTACAAGCGGTAACGCCGAGCACGCCACTACGAAACTCAATTTCACTTTCCCCTAACGGGAGCCGTAAAAAGTTCGTACACGTGAAATCTTGGTATTCGTAAATACTATTTCCGTCTAAGGTGATATAAGCATCAGTTGATAACGAGGATATCTCGAAGATACCATCCCCACTAATATTGAGGCGAAGGGTTTGGACCACTTCATCAAACTGACTAATCGTAATTTGCGGATGGTCGACTTCGCCAATGATTTTAATGATCATCTCGGCTTTGTTATGGCCGTAATTCGTAATCCGGATTTTACCGTTACTATTTTGACTATAAGTATGGGTATAAGGATACGGGTAGACTTTAGTGGAGAGTGACTCTGTGACATCAATTGCGATTTCTCGCTTTTTTAACCAGGCGGAGAGTTTATCAAGTCGAAGGGTACTCTTTAGCACTCCAAACTCAATTTGCCCCTTGGTTAATTCAACAACTTCAACATGTGCGTACTTCTCATCAACCGCTTTGTAATATAAAAGAAGGTCACTACTTTTCTTTAAGAAATCAACAAAGTTTAAATACCCGGCATAGCCCTCCATAAAGACAAGGCCAAGCGTTACTTCACTAATCGGATTATTTGCACTAAATTTTTTCGACTTCGCCCCATAGTTAAAATACGTATTTTCTTTAATAATGCCAAGTCCTTCAATGGATGAAATCAGCACGTCCTTATTTAAAGAAAAAATTTCGCCGATGCTATTTTTAAAATAAAGTTCTCGCATTAGTAGGCACCCCCAAGCGCTTTATTAATCGAATCAATATCAAAGGAGGCGGAGGACGTATTAACGGTCACACTATTATTCGTGGTGTTATTGGTTGTATTACCCCCGTTATTTTTCTTAAAGAGATTCCCCGAAAAGAGATCACCAAAGAAATTCCCGACACTGCCAAGCGCGTCCCCAATTTTGCTAAAGATTCCTTTAATGTTATTCGTTACCCATTTCGCCGCGTCTATTATTTTCTCTAAGATATTTAGAATCGGTTCTAAAAGCGTAAATAACACTTGAAGGACGGGGCCTAAGACTGAGCCGATGAGATTGCCAACCGTAGTGATAAGGGGCGCCAGCGCAGCAAAGATTTCGGCAATTAAGTCAAGTTGGTCAATAAGAGGAGCGAGAAGCGTTTCAATAAGAGGCGCTAAAAGTTCCATGACCCAGGCTATAAGTTCAATAAACTCCATAACTAGTCCAAGGATTGGTTCAAGAACGGCAATTAAAATGTTTAAAACGGGTTCAAGAACAGCGACAATAAGTTCAATGACGACTTCCAGGACGGCCACAACCATCGTGATGGCCGCACTTATTACGTTAATAATTGAGGTTAGGGGCACAAGAATCGTGTTTATTAAACTCCCAATGACCGAAATGATCGTAGCGACGAGAGCGATAACAACGTCGAGTATTTTCATAATGGGCGGAAGGACGCTCGTAATTAACTGAAGAAATTGATTAATGATTTTACTAACGAGGTTAATGAGGACTTGGAGTATCGGTTTTAAGGCGTCGATTATTTTAGCAATCGCTTGAAATAAAGTGATTAAAATCGGGAGGATTTCGTCAATGAGTTCAAGGATAACGTTGATCACTTCGGCGACGACATCAATGAGGACTTCAAGTATGGTCGTTATCGTGGGCATAAGACTTTCAATGAGGTTTATTACAATGTCGATTACGTCGTTTAAAACACTAATGATAATGTCAATAATCGGTTGGAGTTTTGTGACAAGCGTTGAAATAAGGTTTCCGATGGGTTCAGCAAGTCGACTAAAAGCATCAAAAATGCCCTGGAGGGACGCCTTAAAGTTTTCATTTTGAAGAAGCATTACGGCAAGTGCAGCGATGAGCCCGACGAGCGCTAGTTTCCCGACACTAAAACCTTGGAAAAATTTTAAGATGGAGGCGCCACTCATCACGGTCTTTACGGTCTTAATCATTGGAATGAGTTTAGCGACAATGCCAAGCACGGGGCCAACCGCAGCAAGCACTCCAATCACAATCCCAATTATCTTTTTTGTGCTTTCGCTTAAGTTTGCCCACCACGTCGTGAGGTTACGAATAGCGGGCACCACTTTACCTTGCACCGTATCAACGACTTTTTGGAGGACTGGCACCACTTGAACGCCAATCGTGACGGCTAGACTTGCCATACTTTGTTTTAAATTTGCAAGCGAATCATTAAACTTCTTGGCCGTTTCGGTTTCTTCAGTCGTAACAACCCCAAGCGAAAGAACCTCTTCTTTCAGGGCACTTATTTCGTCACTTGTCGCACTTAACATTTGTGAGAGTTCACTGCCAAGCTGTTCACCAAAGATTTCGTTAGCAAGGGCCGTACGGAGCGCTTGGTCTTCGACTTTCGAGAGGGCAAGGCGGATCATTTCGAAGGCTTCGTCGGTTGTTTTGCCAACCAGACTCTCTTGACTAATTTCGAGTTGACTTAAGGTATCACTATATTTATTGCCACCTGTCGCAATGTCGCCTAGGATGGTGGTCGTTCGCACTAAGGCTTTTTGAAGACTATTTTCGTCAACCGCGAGCATCCGTGCAGCGTAACTCCATGCTTGATAGGCTTCAACACTTAAGCCAACCTTCGTAGCGTTATCGGCCATCTCATTAGCGTTATTCATTGCCTTAAGGGTGAGGGCGGTTAAGGCACTAGCAGCAGCGACAATCGGGGCAGTGACGTACTTTGTAAAACTTGTACCAACCTTTTTAAGCCCCTCGGTATTCATTCCCCCGATTTTCTTAATTTGGGTTTGGGTGTTTTCAAGTTCCCTGTTTAGTTTATTAATATCGGCTTCGGTGTACTGGACGGAACGTTGGAGTTGGTTAAACTGTTCTTGCGAAATAGCCCCGACTTGCAGGGCTTTCTTGGCTTCTTCAAGCCGTTTATTTTGGACTTCAAGACGTTCTTTCGTTTTTTCTAGAATGGAATTAAGTTTCGTTTGTTTTTCTCGCCACTTTTCGACGTTACTACTATCAAACTTGAGCGAGTTATTAATCGCCTTCAGGTCTTTTTGTTCTTCTTTAAGTTCGCTATTAACCGCTTTAAGTTTTTGGTCAAGATCCGAGGTATCTAAACCAAGTTTAATGTTTAAGCCTTTAATGGTTTCTGCCACGTTCTTGACCTCCTTTCTTAAAGTAAAAATTTATTGATATCGCTTTGGGTCGCTCGCCGGTTACTCCCGTCACTATTTATGGACTTGACGTGGAGGTCGACGATTTCAAAATAGGTTGCTATATCAATGTGGTTACTATCTGCGACACTAATGCCAAGCGTCGCTAGATTTAAAATAATTGACGCCGTAATGGGAGAAGCTTCTATCTCGTCTCGATGCCTCTCCCCACCCCGTTTTTTGAGGCATCAAAGAGTTCCGCAATTACTTCACTAAGTTTCGTTAGTTCTTCCTCTTTTGTTAAGACGTCAAAGCCAAAGTTATTCAGGAAATCGTCGTAACTTAGGTTCGTAAACGGTTTATGAAGAATATAGAAAACCCGGAAGATGACATCAATTACTTTCGAGATATCAGGGTTATCTGCGCCGACTTTTTCAATGGTAGAAATGTCACTAAAAAGTTCACTACCAAAGGTTGAGCGGTAGGAAATAATTGAGAAGAGCGAGGAGCGTAATCTATAATCTTGCCCAAGAATACTAATTTGCTTTTCCATATAATTAGTTCACTATTGCCGGTAATTCGGGCTTCGTTGATAAGAAACTACTGTAGTTATCATCACTTTTATGAGCGACGACGTGGGTCACGAGGAAGTTACCCACCGCAATTGGTTCGGCAACGATGGAAAGGGTAATACTATTGGCTTCTGCTGATTCGCCTTTGGTCTTCGTCGCTTCGTTAATCGGGGTGACGGAGCATTTATAAAACCAGACCCGCCGCGCTA